GACAATATCTTTATTGGAAGGTTCGAAGAATCATTTATAATGATAGTTTTTCCTGATGCTTTTTTTATTATTGCAGGAGCTTTATTTCCTATATCTTCCTTTAGCGAACCAGTTTCCTCTTTCAGTGAAGCAACGTCCGTCTTGTTCTGCTCAATCTGCTGTGCCTGTTCTGTGGTGGCTCCGGGCTTGACCGGATTCTTTTCAAGGTACTCATTTACTGCATTCTTGATTTCTTCTGGCGATATTTCCCCGCCTATTCCTTTTAAGCATAATTCGTATAAATACTTCTCTTTTCTCGTGATCGGCTTCGGAAGTTCGCCCTTGTAATCGCCTGTCAAGTACGCAAGATACTTTTCTTCCCTTGTTACTGGTTTATCTGCCATCTTCTTACTCCTCTCCGAATAGTGTTGGTTCCTTTGGCTCGGCTTCTTTGACCATTGCTTTTGCTTCTTCCTCGGTCATCCCTTCAAACTTCACGAAATACAACCATGCCGGAACTTTTCCAGTGGTCACATACTGCCACCATCTTGCACGGTCGTTTTCACGCACATACAGGATATCTCCGAAATCATAATTGACTTCATAAGCTCCAACAGGTGCAAGCCCGTACAGGTCAGCATAAACGTTCAGCGCGTAGATTACTTCATCTAGACAAGATTCCAGTTTGTCTCGAACGTCTTTAATGAACTGCACTGTCCTCTGCTGTTCCGCTTCCACTCCCGTAGCCGTCTGAATGCCACTAGATTCATTAAAAACAAAGTAGCCATTGGAGAATCCAATCTTGTACCCTAACTGGCTTAAAAGGGCGTTTATGCCGCTTATACGGGTATCTGTGTTGAGAACTGGATTGATTTCTTGATAAAACTCTTTCTCGTCCTGTCCGAATACATTCTTGACAAAGTGCGGTAGGTTCATCTCATTACGTCTGTTCTCCATGCCCTGTGGCGACATAGCTGATACAGGTGCGCCGCTCGGCATCAGTAGTCTATCATCTGCCAGAACAATCTTCTGCGAATCAAAAATCTCTCCGGCGTTTCTGCTGTATGCAATGTCGAGGTCTTTTAACTCTTCGATAGCTTCGGCAAATATTGGCAAACCCAATGGTGCGTTAATATCCACGTTATTCGCCTGTGGTGTCCGTAGAACTCCGTACAGAGGTCCGTCCAACTTCTCCCCGTTCGCCTTAAGAATCGGCGGCGTATCTGCCATTAGGTCAGCCCATTTGGTCTGTTTAAGGTCAATCTTGTCTCCGATGCTTTGAGGAGATTTTGATACATAGGCTCTGTTAGAAACATAATACGGATAGGTTGTCACACCATCTATTGCAATCTCAACAAATCTATGATATTCAAGCCGTGTATAATATTTCCGTCCAACAGTGTAAGAATCCTTAAATATAATTCCTTTGATCTCCTGATTGTCGTAATCCACAATCATCACATCTGCCGGAGTAAATACGTCAAGACTCTCTCCGTTTGGTTTGATAAATACTGTTCCATAAGCACAGTTATATTCTACCCAGTGGCGTATCTGGAAATACACTTTATTAATCTGCTCCTGCAACCACGTAGCCCTTGCGGAGCCATCGATCTGAATGCCGATCGCCAGTGTTGCGAGCCGTGCTGTTTCTGAGCAGACAGATTTAGCGAAATTAATTGTCTTGATATTATTCTTATCATCTAGCCATTCCGGTGCACCTCTGTAGATGTTCGCACACCGGTTAATCAATGATTCCATCTCCGGGAATTCTGCTGCCTGGATATTAAAATCCTCTTCGGCTTGTTTTTTGAAAATCATGTTAAACCACCTTTTTAGTGTTGTTATAAGTCCCATTATGCACTATGTCCTCTTCTCATCGACAATGGACTTGTCGCATACCTGAGAGAATCTATCCAGTGATCGTTACCATCTGGATAATCTGCGATAACTTCTCCATTGCTATCTACTTCATGTTCATAATTGATAATTTCCTTGTATGCTCTAGGCGTTCGTGCCGGATCAATGACTAATGTTCGGCACTGTAACCACTCAAAAGTATATTTGCGGCTTCCCGGTGTGACAATGGCCCTACGTGCTGGAAGCCCTGCATCTCGGAAGTCAATAATACTTTCTTCTTCATCAACTCCGCAAGATATTGAATAATCGTCATATCCTTTTTTCTTTATCTGGTTAGCCATTTCCTTGTTTCTTATCTTGGAGCCTCCAAGTTCGTCTAATAAAAAAACTTTTTCCTGATTAGGAACATAAGCCACACGGAGGAATGCTTTAGGATCTGGATACCACCCCCAGTCCTGTCCTTGGTAGATACTTTGATACTTCTGAATTTCTTCATCTGTAATTGTTCGAATTTCCAACAACTCAAAGATATTTGTACCGAGTCCGACAGGCTGCCCGAGATATTCATGCTGGTAAGCTCTCGGATTTGTCTTTTTAAGATGCTCCGCATCATCAATAAATTGCTGTCCAAGCCATTCAACAGGAACCGATCTGTAATCGCTCTTATGCCTGTAGCTGTCGTCTCGTGGCTCTTCTACATACACATTTGCCCAGTTGCTCCGGCTAATTGGCGGATTGAATGTCTTAAATACAACAAACTTACTGCCGCCTCGAAGGACTGACTGCTGCACTGTACGAATTTCTTCAATGCCCGAAAATTCGTCAAGTTCCTCGAACCAGAGATACTTGAAATATCCCTTGCTTGCTTTAATAGATTTAGTCTTTTTTGCCTTGTCCAGTCCTCTGAATATGATTTTCTGCCCAGTAGGCTTATAAGTGTACTGCATAGGGCTTACACTGGTGTCCCATAGTTCATTGACTCCGAGCGCGTCAATTCCCCATGCTATCTGTTCATAAACGGATTCTCGAAGCGTGTTTCCAACTTTACGGAAAATAACAGCATTTGACATTATGCCGTTCTCTGCGTCCTGCATCATTAGGAAAGGAATCATTACACCTACAAAAGATGACTTCGTGGATCCACGCCCGCCGTACAAATCGTAATATGTGTGTTTCTCATCCAGAATGTCCCAAAAGACTTCGTAGAAAGCAGGAGCTATTATATCTTTCAGACTAATAGAATTATTATCCATCCTGTTTCTCCGGTCTTGGAATATTGTTTATGATTGTGATTCCACAGGAGTCATTCTTGTATGATTCTGCCTTTTCAAAACGCTTCATAAGTTCCCGCCCTGCCGCTATCCTTGTTTCAAGTGAAGCATCAAGGCCGAACTGATCCTTTACTTCGCCCCTTAAAACAGATGAATAGAATCGCTGAATCTCTGCAATATCCGCTATGCGTTCATCGTCAATTTGCTTTTGCCGCTCCTGTATATATGAGGATATAGACGGTTTTGACAGGTTTTCAGTTCCCATTTGTCTTGCTGATTGCTCGCTGTATCCGGCTCTCTTAGCCGCTTCTGTGGCATTTCCACATTTTAAAAATTCATCTGCAAACGCTTTCTGCTTCGGCGTTAAGTCCATCTAATCACCTCTGTCTATCCTCATTTTCTGACCGCCTCCCATATTTCTTTTAGGCACATGACCACATCATACTGAGATGCAGTTCGTAATATTTCATAATCACAATCTTTCCATTCGCCACGTTTTGTTAGTCTGAACACTGGTGTTGATATAATTGTTACTGTTATCAATCGCTCCTGCTCATGGCTGTAGAATTGTGATGTTCCAATTTTTATGATTAATCCGGTGGATAATATAGCTTTTTGAAGTTTTCTTGTAACCGCTTTTAAATTCGCCATATCATCACCTCGATTTAAAAAAATCCCCAGTATAGCAGTTATATACAAATATAATACCACACTGGGGAGATTTAGCTCTCTACCACTTTTATAAATTTTTAAGTTTTTTTAAAGTCTGCCAATCAGCTTGGCTAAATGATAATATTCCGCCATGACCTTGCGTTTGTATCCGTAGAAGTCGTTCTCTGTTGCGGGAACCGTCCTGATTTTCTCCATTGTTCGATATCCAATGCTATTCACAATACTATCATAGATTTGCGATTCAATGCCGGGCGCATATTTGATAGATACCTGCAATAGATTGTATTTGTCGCTCTCACTAAGATTCCGCAAGTGACTTTGTAATGTCGGTATATCATCCGGCGGCACTCCGTAGTCAATCAGTGTTGCCTTTCTCAGTTTCATTTACTTCACCTTCTTCGCTCAAATTCCAGTGACATGGTATGCCTTGAAAACATTCTGGACAGTGTTCGTAGAATCCGCAGCCTCTGCAATCCGCTGGCTGTCCAGTACAATATTGCTGTAGTACGTGGTATGCTGATATAGCAAGGTTTGGCGTTATGTCTGGTGTAGGTTTGTTATTCATGTTTCATCTCCTCCAGCTTCTTCACAGCTTCTTCACGGGTGAGGAATACGGTTTTGCCAAGTTCATTATAATAATTGCAAAATAGCATAAATTGCAGATTGTTTTCTACGATATAAAATTTCTTTTCAGAATCACAATCGCAGTTACAATTATAATTCTCACAATCAATAACTGTTTCTCCAAATTTACTACATTCCGTATATTCATAAGTTATTCGATATACTTTTTTAAATAAATCATCTGGCAATTTCACAAGCAAACCCTGTTCTTCTAAGTCTTTATAAGATTTCAGTTCTTCTAGCAGCTCTGCAACATCTTTCAACCAATACAATCCTCCATTTTCAAAACAACATCCATAAGTATCTTGATAATACGGGCATCCAACCGCTTCCTTGTCGCTGATAGGACCTCTTAAATCCTCGCCAGTTCCACAGACAATGCGTTTATACTCATCATCCATATGTATGAAGTTTTCGTGGTCTGCATAGCAACCACCTCCTGTATCTTGACTGGCAACGCATCTAAGTGCTTTTATCGTATCGTCAAGTGTTAATCTCTCCATCTACTTCACCTCTTCCATCTGACTTTCTACAATATCTGCAAGTAACTTCAAGGAATCAACAAATGATTCCGTCAATGGTGTTCTGTCTGGGCATTCAGTGAATGCTCTGATAAGGTTTACTGCATCCTTGATTTTTTCTTCATCTTTGACGATTTCGGTCGCTTCGCACAATATCCTTTCATTGTCTCTGCAAGTGATCATCTTGCTACTATGAAAATTCAATATGTTTGGAATTGAAATTTCGACAGGATTTAAATGGTTTACTCTCGCCCATGTAAATCCCTGAAGCTTTGCCATTTTCAGAACGCTCAGATATTCTTCCTGTGTCTTTACAAACACGCTTTTTCCTGTTAAATCAATCATCAGATTCCCCTCCTCCTGCAATCTCATCAATATACTGGTTTCGTCCATCGACCATCCCGCACTGATAATCCGTCATATCATTCTCGGTAGTGCTTTTCTCCGGCAATGGCTTCAATGGACACCAATCGGGTTTAGATTGACAATATCCGTATATACAGTCAATTAGTTTCATGTCATTTTCACTATCCCCATTTGTTACATAGCAACATGCATATTTTCTACTTCCTATACCGAATTCTTGACAAAATATACAATCCACACAAGTTTTTGGTGTATTCACTACTACTATTGATTTACTCATACGTTTCACTTCCTCTCAGCATCAGGCTCAAAGTATTATACCCCGGGCAAGTCCTTACCCCATTTCTGGTATCCCTTAACAGCACGCAGTATGGATATAATGCCATGACCTCATAGACGTGTTCTGTGGTGTCTTCACCGCGCTGGTCTATGTATTTGAAGCACTTTCCGGGTCTAAGAAAATATCTTGCACATACATACGCTTTTGTTCCGAATCTCATACTTGCACTGCTCATTTGTGTTCCTCCATTCCTAAGTCAAATAATGTAATCTGTGATCTAAATTCTTCTAACCGCTTACAAGCGTCATTGTAATAATCTTCATTAATTTCATAGCCTGCATATTCAAGACCGTATTCTTCATAAGCAATCAATGAACTTGCGCTCCCCACATGGGTATCAAGAATCCTCATTCCTTTCTGCAGATATTTCTGGCATATCCAACGATATAAATTTACAGGTTTCTGAGTTGGGTGGATTCGCTTTTCGTTCAGTTTTTTGTTGCCCTGCTGTATTGTTCCTTCAATTATTGATTTTCCTTGAAACATTCCTCTCCACATATAGCGAAAAATGTCAACCCTTCTTGTAAGACTGCAGTAAGCAACTTCTGCGTCTGATTGATCTGAACCATCATTGCATTTATCCCAGATTATCAAGCCACCTGCCATTTGGTAATCAAAGTAATTACATCCCCAGATAATCTGATTCTTTGATACTCTGAATAGCTGTTTAAAATACTCTCGATCTGGCGGTTTATTATCCCAACCATAATTCTTATAGCCACCATCAGGAACATAAATAGAACTTCCATTTTTCTGCTTTACATATTTACTACGATTCTTACCGCCGTGTTCTTTGATTCCGTATGGTGGGTCTACAACTGCCACATCGAAGTAATTATCTGGGAAATCCGGGAGAAAATTCATGCAGTCACCGCAAATAAATTCTCTTTGCATCAGTGTTCCTCCTGTAATAATTCTGGATTGTCAAAAGCATTAACTAGTACCTCTACCGTGGTTTCTCCGTTACTATTCGGTTTCAACTCCCAGAACTCATGATTCTGCCAAGCTGGAGACATAATCCACAGTCCATCTACACGCTGTTTAACTGTACCTATTGCTCTTGAGCCTTGGCTCCATGCCTCAACAATATCATTCTTCCAGATTCTCACCCCGTTCTTATCGGTCATCCCGGTGAACTGGCAGATGGTTTCTGGAATAACCAATTTCATTCCGTCTGTTATCAAAAATCCGATTGGCAATGTACTCGCTCCTTTATACGGCGGAACGATATAGTAATATCCACTGTCAATATCCAGATCTATGAGGCTCCCTTCTATCCATTCTCCATTTTTGACTCTCTTTGCCTTAAAAAGAACTTCTCTCATTCAACTCCACCGCCTTTCACGATCTCGATTGCATCTTTCAGCATTATAATTTCATATGCTTTAGACCACCCTACTGGTCTTGCCAGTGTGCTTCTATCTTCCAATTGTTCCATAACTTTGTCCAAGTCAAAAGCTGTCGGCTGTTCTTGAACAGTTGTAATTGCAAGATGTGTAAATAAATCCATCGGAGAAACATCATTTTCCGCAGCTTTCTGCTTTTCTTTATCCCAATACCATTCGCTCATTTCTTGAATTAATTTATCAGCGTCAATTAATCTACTCATTCAACTCCACCACCTTTTACAATTTCAACTGCTTCATTCGTCTGGATGGTGCTTATTGTACATTATCGCTACACATGCAAGACCAGTCACTCCGAATATGGTTCCGAGGGTAAATCCTAATATGAATGTAATCATACAACCACCTCACTGTCCGCTGGCATCTGATAATCAATATGTCCATTTACATAGGCTTCCTGAATCATGTCCAGTACCTTGATAGCTTTTTTCTTTGTGGAATATTCTCCGAGTAAATAACTGCATCCAGTGATATATGATGTTATAACTGTTTTTGTAGTCCCTCCTGCAATTTCGATACCAGCTGATACATTAAAATTAACTAATATCTCTTTATTCTGACTTCTGATTAACATTTTGCGTCCTCCTTGTAATCTTCAATCGCAGCTGCCATCTTCTCATATATAGCGATTGCTTCTTTGATTCTACTGATTTCAGCGTTATATCTTTCTAAAAATTTATTTTTTACAAACTGATAATTTGGCACTGTCAACACAATATACGGTTCTAAAGAATCAGATATTTTCCCGATATTTTCCTTTTTCACATACCCAATGTAGATTCCGTCTGGAAACCGTGTTAATGCTTTGTACGTCTTTGGCTTCTCAACTACCTCACATTCCTCAACTCTGATCTTGAAAACGTAGTCTCCTAATGTTTTGGTTTCTGGATTGTATTCTCTGTCGCTGTCTAAAATGTAGAAATACAATTTCATTCCGTACCCTCCTTATCTTTCTCACAGAATCCTCTGTGTTCGTGCACTGAATACTCGATTCCACAACTCTGTTTCATGTATGTGAGTTTTTCTCCTGTCAATTCGCATTTGTGTTTTCTTGTATTCAGATACTTACAGGTTCCGTCACAGTAGCTCATTTTTCGTCCTCCTTATTCAATGAAACTCGTTCCGCACTGGCAACGATAACTAATATGTCCGTTATATTTGCTCACGTTCGCAATTACCTTTCTACCGCATAAAAAGCAAGTTTCGTCTTGAATGAACCTCTGACCGCACCAGTGGCACTGCTTAGTGCTATATGGCATTTCTCCACAAATAGGACATTCCGGAATTATTCCGTAACCATCATTTACGATAGGAAGTTTGATTGGCTCTCGCTTTGAATAGATGTTCCAGAGTTCTTTCCTGCGGTTTTCTTTGTCTTTCTCTATTAAAGCTTTGTACTTCTCTTCCTCTTCTTTATCCCAGTAAATAACACAAGCTTTGTCTTCTGGTGAAATTTCTCTGGTGTACGGCTGTGTTGTGCAATGATAGCCTGTTTCACCCTTCTTTTTTCTTGACTGGCATCTCACACAACCACCGCATTTTTTATCCAACAATTCTTCTGGATAAATGTCCGTATCAGAACGTCTTTCTCTTACTGGCATTCCGTCACTGAATTTGATCTCGCTCATTTTCCATCCTCACTTTCCCCATGTAGGAAACTAACACGCTATTGTGCAGTCCTCCATGATTTTAATATTCAATAAAATCAGATAATTCCATCTGACCAACTACATTGTTGTCCTGCATCCACCATAAATAGACTTCTTCGCCACAACTCCACTTCGTATCTTTTCCACGCAGCTTGCGTTCCTCAATCATTCTGTCAAAAGAATGTATGTAGGCTTGCTTGTACTTTGGGAAATCATACATTTCCTTTTCCCTCTGCTTCTTTGATGCAAGTGGACAACCCAAACAGCCTAACCGATCATATCCGCATTGATACAGTTCGCATACCTGAACGTCTTTCTCACCAATGAACTGCCAGATGTTCTGATCTGTCCAATTAATAATTGGATTAACTACCGTCTTTGCTTTCGACTGGCAATTTTCAAATAATCTTCCAGTATTATCATTGTCGGTGATAAGCATTTTCTCATCAGAAACACCGATGCTTTTACTTGCTGTCTGCCCTAGTACTTCAAATGGGCTTCTGTTGCTTCTCTTACTGCTTTCAGACCATCTAACGCCTGTTGCGATCATTCTGTTGGGATTCCCACCCTCTTTCAGTTCTGAACAACAATACCGAACAATTCTGGTAGGTGGCATTAGTTTTCTGGGAATGAGATTCCACATTGTAAGACGGTTTCCGTTTTCCTGTACATGATAGTCAATCTCACATTTAATACCTTTATCTGTCAATTCAGAAAACGTATTCTTGATATGTCTTACTGCCTGCGGTGCATCAACAGTGGTATGAGAGTTGTGTACCTCGAACGGGATTTTAGATATTCTGAATAGTTCCAGAAGTACATCCGAATCCTTTCCACCGGAATACTCACATACAAGCGGTTTTTTATAATGTTTCAATGAAATATCGCTTGCCAGCTTCAATCTATCTATGGACTTTTCAATTAATTCTTTCACACGCCATACTACAAATATCCGTATGGCAATTTTACAATCTGCTTTATAGCCTTGGGAGTTATTACCTCTGACCGTTAGTCTGTTCTGCGCTACGCAGGAGAACCAAGGCATTCCAGTCTAGCATTTATCAAATTTTACCCAACCTATTCTGATTAGGTGGAACCTCGTTTCACGAGGATAAGTGTTATTCCTTTCTATGTTTGAACTTCATTTTTCTCCTATCCAAATGCTACCTGCCCGTTATTCTCCAGGATTCTTTAATACAATCCCTAACTCTTCTTTAATAGCGTCTACATAATCAATCCATTCTGCCAGACCGTCATTGATGTAATCAGCAGCCCGGTCAAGCCCATTCCTGAATCTCTGACAGCGCTTCTCGCCAAAACCGAAATCATCATGCAGAACGGCGATTGACAATATTACAAATGAATCCGCTATAACCTCTTTTATCTTTTCTGACGCTTTATCAAGGTCTTTTACTGCCAGAGAGGTGTGTATCCCGGTCGCACCCCGGAACTTGCATTCCTGTTCGAGGGCTTCAATCCCGCCCTGTTTGACAATTCGTCTGGCAAGGTCAAGCCCGTCTTCCCTGCCTCGTTCATATTCACGCATTTTATTCATTGTGTTAGACCTCCACGCTTTTTTAGTTTTCCCATCCAACAGCTCTCTTTATCTTCTGAGTCAGAATGTCAAACTGTAAGAATAATTCCCTGTCCTTACATTTCCTTGCTTTTATGTCACAGTCATAATCATTTATCTGATATTTCCCTTCTAACAGGTCGCCATTATCCAGATATCTTTGAAAGACTCCTTTAGAAATCCCGAACCGTTCCAAAATCTCTATTCTGCTCATACTGTCGACGAATGTACCATCTGCTGTAACAATGTCATAAAGTTTCATTTTATCTCCTTGCTTATCTTTCTTATTCCGTACCCAACCGGAGTATATGCTCTGTCGGTACTGGAGTGGTTTGTTCTGAGTAGGTCATCATCAATCAGATTATTGATATGCTTCCAGACCGTAGCTCTCCCGGCATCCACCCTTTCAGAAATCTCTGTAATTGACGGTGCATATCCAACCAGTTTAATATAACTGACGATATACATATAAATTTCTTTCCTGAGAGCCTGTCCCTGTTCGTATCTATTTTTCGTGTTGTACATTCTTTCTCACTTCCCTCTGTTTAGAATCTAATAGCTTATTAAAAGCAACTAGACAATTCTTAATAAACTGTTTATCATTATTATCAGGGCACATTTCCGCATACTCTCTAAGTTCTATCAGACGATCAGTGGCCTGTTTGGAATATTCGTCTGTAAGTTCAACTGAATAGAAATCTTTTATAGCTTTCCAGAATTCAGTCATGAATTTTTGAATATACGGAATATCCTTTGCTTCTACTTTCAATCTCCCACATCCTTTTGTATACAATATACTGTACACTGTATACGCTATATTAATTTTTAAAAATTATTTATATTATATATAATAGGTGTATAATATAAGTAACCCACAGTAACCGAGACGTAACCGTACTAATTCGTGTAAACCATTGATTTTACAGGTAGGTAACCGAGTAACCGAGTAACCCTGACTTTCTCATATAGGGAAACTTTTATACTCAATATGCACATATAAATACTCGTATATATATATGCAGAATCAAAGGTTACCTAGGTTACCCGGTTACCTTTTGAACGAATTGTTTATCAATCAAACACAATATCGTCAGCAATCTCAAAATTATCATTGCAATTCACGAATCCTTTTGGAATTTCGTCTACAATTTTCAGGAACACGCATTTAGTGACAATTCCGTCCAGCTTCTTCGCTTTGGTCGGATAACCTCTGCTGTCGGTTTCCACAAGCCCCTTCTTAACAGCCCATGACAGGAATGCTTTCCTTGAAAATCTTCCAATTTTGCACAGATCATCAAACGCTGCGCTATAGATTATTGCGGTTGATGTCTTCTCTACCGGATCATTGTCAATAATTCCCCATCTCTCTGCTTTAATATCTGGGTTATCATCGAACTTAATTCCGTTCATAGCAATCTTGTCAACCACGAACCAGTAGGCACGTTCATTTTCAGAAACCATTTCTTTCTCTGTCAGGAGACTCTTTGCAGTTTCAATGTCAATGTACTGACCATCATGGAATAGCTGATCTGTTGCAATCTTATCTGCTGCCAGAATGATACTCATAGATATACTCTGCTTCTGCATTTTGTCATCGTCCTGTATAAGCCCCTGATAGTGCTTTTGCAAGGCTTTTATATCGTCAATGGACATTTCCTTGACTGCGTTCACAAAATCAATTCCTGCATAGCCGTAGTTCTTTTTAAGGGTATCTGCGGTAAGCTGTGGATCATCAAATATCTTTTCAGAGCACTCAACCTCAATAATTCGGTTAATTGCTCCGCCTTGGCTGACATATCCTGCAAGTGGACGCTCACCGTTGGTCAGAATGCAGTTCTGCCAGCGGTTCTCCCGGTTCACACCCAGTTCCTTATTAGAACGGCTCTTTCCTTTGCCGGAGCACAAGTCGTACACAATCCCTTCAAAGTTATCCCTGATCTTGGCAGATACCTTGGAAGTATCATCCAGAATTAGCGGAAGATTGTTGAGCATATCGGATTTTGCTTCCAGAGCCACATCTGTTGTCTTGAAGTCTCCTATGTATCGTGATTCGCCTGGATTCGCCCAGACAGAAGCCCCCAACATAAGCGTCACAGTCTTGCCACCCTCAGTTTCTCCCCAGAGGTCCACAAAAAATGGAAGGGCACCGACCAGTTTAATCAGAATACTGGCGAAGCTTGCAGCTAACATGATTTTGGGCTCTATTCTTCCAGTAGCACGAACCTTCTTCACGTGTTCATACCATTCTGTTCTGCTGCCACCTACACTAATACTTTCATACAGTTGTCGGAACCTCATATCTCCATCAAATACAATGTCCTTGTCGTAAGGAAGAAAATAGTCCCTGATCCACCCGATTTTGCTTGATGAATACTGAATATTGATATAGTCGTCATTTGCATTCTCAACGTCTGACAGATACCGTACAAGAAACTTCGCATTCTCAGATGTCACTGAAATCCCAAGCGCAGATAATCCAACGATTTTAGTAGATGATGCAACCATGGTTTTCGGCACAATAACCTCAGACCATTTATTATTCCTCTTATAGATTAGCTTTATCTGTTCTTCTCCGGTCTCCAGATTCTTCATTCGCTCTATTGGAAGTATAGGGTGATAACAGGCTATAATATCCGGCGATCCTGGATTAGTATTTGAGATTCTGATTCCATCATCGTCCGCTATCCAGTTAAGGCATTTCATTCGATCATATTCACAATCAGAGAAATTAGTCCACTGGTCCAGCATAGACAACGTCCTATTGCTTTTCTCTTTCTCAATCATCTGCTTCCGTACTTTTGTGTAAGCCTTCAGCAAATCTTCGAATTTTTTCTTTACACCAAGCTCCTTGGCTCTGTCCAGAAGAGTCAGCGTAAGACGTGCCTTGCGTATCTCATCTTCCTGGCTGAATATCTCGCCAAACACTTCTTCGTCCAGAATAGAGTCCTTCGTGAGCTTGTTTATCATTTCCACTTTTAATCACCTTCTTCCAGTCCTGTTATGAATCCATGACGATATAGCGCAAGTTGCAACCTGTTCCACGCTTCACACCATCCGTCAGATAATGGTTTCACCCTGTCAAGAATAGCCCGGTAGAAATCTATATCAGACAAGCATTCTTGCAACTCGGCCTTTTTTTTCTGCTCCTCTTTACGCTTCATTTCCATCTGCTTCCGATGATGATATATTGCCATTCTGGAAGAGAAATCCGGTTTCTGGTAAGTCCCCCCAAGTATGGTAAAAGCTGTCTTAAAATCGCAATTATCCATGTTCTGAACAAATGCAAATATGTCACCTGTCGCACCACAACCGAAACAATAATAGCTGTCTTTGTAGATTTTCATGGATGCAGTACGATCTCCGGCGTGAAATGGACACCGAACAAATCCTGCTCTGTTTGGAGCCATGCCATATCTGCTCAGAACGTCCCTCATGCTATTCTGTTGTTTAATTGTCTCTTTATCCATTTGACAGAATCTCCAAAATTCTTTTGCCAGTGTCTTTCTTGTCACAAAACAGAAATTCAACATTATACTTGCGTTGCATCGTGCAAAGAATCTTATATAAGACATCTCCATGCATAACTTTCTGTTCCTGTTCTACCCAGATGCCATTCTTTTTAACTCTTTTCTTTGCCCGGGGATTCTCCCACCAGAGAACATCGTCAAGTTTCTCAATCCCTTTTCCGTGTTCACACAGGAACACAAGTTTTATTCCTGCTTCGTTTGCCCGGATGATCTCAGAACGAAATCTTTCATGTTGCTGGCACACATTTCCACATAATTCAGAGAGATTTTGCTTTCGGTCAACAACCAGTCGAGGGTTGTCATAATTCATGTAATCCCCGACGTAAAGCTTTGACACGAACCATTTTTCTCCTGCTGCATCAAACGCTTTCTTAATGCCATCAATAACTTTTTGATGCTCCCTGCTGTCAATTTGTATCATGCGAACGGCATCTCCTCGTCAATTCCATCTGGAATACTCATAAAACCATCCGGGTCTGTTTCTGGACGCGGTGTCTCTGACTTTTGCTGACTCTGGTTAGAACCTTTGCTTTCGCCAAACTCAATCTCCTCCACGACAATGTCTGTCGTGTATACCTTCTGCCCATCGCGGTTGGTGTAACTGCCGGTCTGGATTCTCCCGGATAAATCCGCTTTCATTCCTTTAGAAAAATATTTCTCGATAAATTCTGCTGACTTTCCGAAAGCGATACAATTCAGAAAATCTGCTTTCTGATCAGAACCCTCTTTCACGAATCTTCTGTTTACCGCAATAGAAAACCTTGCAATAGATGTTCCATCGTTGGTGTACTTGATCTCTGGATCACGTGTAAATCTTCCTGTAAGAATTACTTTATTCATGCTGCTGCTCCTTTTCTGTATGCTGTTTATCATAGTCAATTAACATCTTCAGGCATTTCTGGCCTTTTTCCTTGGTAAGAGACTTAATATCGTTTACCTTAAAACGAGCTTTAATCTGTTCCAAAAGTTTAGCTTCCGGGTACTTATCAATAATGTTTTTGATTGACATAGTAGCCTCAGAACTAATCATCTCGGTTTCTTTTGCCGATTCCACTTTCCTGCCGGACGCTTTTTCTTTCTCTCCTGTATTAGTAGAATCACTGTCTTTGTTATCATCAATGCAGAACAGTCCATTCAAAGCGTATTTTCTGGCATAAGATGATGCTGCACCTGTCACCTGTGAAGAATCCATGCCTTTCTTAGACTCTTCTTCCCTTGCATAAGCAACAGTTGTAATCTCGCCGGTATCTTCACAGTCGTTCAGATGAGCTTCTGCCCTGACGTATATTCTATCCCCGACAACTTCCATCCGATCTGTGACACTTAACACAGTCTTTGTCTCTGACAGAAGTGGTTTTACAGCCTCCAAAATATCCTCGCAACTTCTATATTTGTATTTTCCGAAGGAATTGTACTGCCCTTTAGGGGCTTTCAGTTTTGACTGAATAATCCCTAACTTCTCATATATATTCACTTCTATTCCTCCTTGTCATAAACCACATGTTTGCTGCCCTCAATAATCAGCAAACTTGCGATATCCTTCATTGATAAAGTTGATTCGTTATAAATTTCAACCAATGCGTTGTAAGCATCCGGTGAAACCTTTACAACCTGATTGTCTTTTCCAGTTACCGGTTGCTTCTTTCTTGCCGGAATACGGATTTCAAATTCACTCATTCGTTTCCTCCTTATACGATTTCTGAGCCGTTAAAAGCCCGTTCAGAGCCTGTACGTAGCTCGCCAATGTTCTTGCCTTGTATGATTCTTCAATGGGGTTATCTGGGACTGTTGCAAGCTGTATGTCGATCAATCTCAGAACCTCATTAATCCTTTCATCCATGTTCACACCACCTTGAAAAAGCAGTACAGGTTGTCTGAAGCATCTCCGAACTTCTCTCCGTCGATATCTTCAGCTTTGTGATATTCCACATGATCCAGAGACATGTCACAGTTCTCATAATCCAGAATGTAATCACCTCTGGATTGAAGTTCTCTGAGCAGTTCATTGATACATCCTGCTATCTCCAGACTGGGAAGAAGTTTCATGATCGCTATCTGTTTACTCATTTGGACACTTCCCATCTATCAGAAGTTCCAACAAGAAAGCTTTGATTATTCTGAGGCTTTCACGACTTTCTTTCTCATAAAATGGGTTAAAAGATACGTTTTGGTACAAATCCCATTTAAATTTGTCTTTGAGAAGGAGAACATCTTCTTCCCTTTTAACCCCTCTTACTCCCAAACCGTAGCCCGAAAAATCAAAGGTGATATTTGCTGCCGGAACTTCATTCACAACTCTTTTACAAAGTTCATAAATTTCATCAATCTCTTTCTCAAACATCTTCTTATCCTCCTTATTTCCTACTGCCAGTCTGCTTTCATCTGGCGTACCGCCCATGCTGTCGAGATACCGAAAAAGATGTTCAGCCAGATAGGCACATCCACATATTTCCCGGCAAGCATGCATGCGGCGATCAGCATATACTCTTTCATTTTATTTCATTTCTCCTGCAATCCACGCAAGGTTGCTTGCTACCAGTGCGGCGGTTGTCACAACCCATGCTGTGAACCATCTTTTTGACTTCTTCTTGCTTTCTTCGACAATCTCAGTCGCAAGTGCTACTTCGATGTCAGCCCATGTTGGCTGGCTTCCGTTTTTAATTTCGCTCATATCTAGCTAATTTCTCCTTATTTTTTCTTATTTGTCTTTACAATTAGCAGATAGAGAACTATAATGTATCTATCCACTAAGGCGTTTTAGTGGTGCAAAGCTCCGGGGTGGAGGCTCAATCTCCCTCCGGGGCACTCACTTATTGAGAGCGGCCTTGCCTTTCCAGACATATCCCAACTCTTCCCATAATTTACGTGGGGATACGAGATATTCTGTACGGCCATCGTCTTTAGTTTGCGATGTCACGATTTTATTGTTACGGACAGCTGTCCCAATCGGAAGCCATCCATGAACAATCCCTGCTCTGATAGATGGAATAGTAAATCCTGTCATTTTGCTTACGTCTTCAACGGTAAGCTTCTCATTCGAAAACTCTGGCATCTGTGGAATGCCTGATACGATTCTTGCCACCTCTGCGGCGAATTGATGAATTTCCACATTTTTTTTGATGTAAGTATCAACTTCGCTCATTTTATGCTCCTTTCTACTCAATACACATCTGAGCATTGCAGTCCCTGATACACATTACTGTATTTGTGCATGGATGCCAGTTCTTGACATATTCCGTGGCTTCTGTAAATCTCAGCTTCGGGATGTTGTTTCTGGCATTTACATCGAAATAGGTCTTTATGTCCCTGTTGCACTCTGCAAATACTTTCTTTCCGATTTCTTTGTAAGCATTCGACTCTTTTCCACCCAGATGAGCAATAACAATGCTCGATACCAGATCACCAATATACTTCTGCTGACCGTAATCAATGGTCATGGTATTCTCAAGTTTCTCGATTCGTTCTTCGTGATTCTGATTGCCAAGAGCCAGAAGCTGAATCTGTTCTGCTATGGTCATTGGCTTCTGATAAGAACCTGTCTTTCGAATTGTTGGAAGAACTTCATCCATAACCCACGCTTCGAATTTCTCTGCCGATGGAAGTTTCGATTTCATAATCAATCGGTACAAATCTCCCTCTGTTATGAAACTCGCTTCTTGATTCCTGCCGAGAGAATCTATGAGGTGGTGTTTTACCACCCCACGGCAATGCTGCTTAAGTGCATTAACCGTGTCCTTGTAACCAAGTGCTTTCGCAACGTCAGCTCCAACAAAATACGGTTTCCCGTCAATTTCTATTGTTCGAATTTCTCCGAATTCCCCTGAATTAAAAATCTGTAATTCGTTCATTTATACTCCTTTCTTAGCTTCTTTTTTCTGGTCAGAATCATCTTTCTTCTCAGAAAAACTTTCTGTCTTACCGAGAATGTAACCCTTGTCAAATTCTGACATATTAGGAATCGCGTTTTTCAACTTTTCAACGATTCTTTTTTCTTTTTCAGACATGCACTCACTCCTTTCTTGTGATATACTCTCCTGTAAAGGAGGTGCTCATTTGATAACAAGATATCAATACAAAATATTGAAAAAAGCTTTAAGAAATTGTGGATTTACTCCCGGTAATCAGCGTGAAGCAGATGCTTGCAGATACCTTTTCGGTAAAAAGTGCTTTATGCGTTCAAGGTCGCAAGATCACGCATATGAAATCACGCAAGCGGGTGAAGTCGCCATGAAAGCATATTTTCAAGATATATCCAGATTTTGGATAACAACTATTCTGTCAATCATTGCGCTGATTACCGGCCTTTTCTCAATTTCTATACAATCAGAGCCACTATTGCAATTATTAGAGCAATTATTGAAATAACTGCTAAAACGTGTGTGTCGGTAGATAGCGAATCTACATAATGTGTATACATTTGTAATAATTCCTTTACCGAAAATTCAACATCTACCTGCTCACATGGCTCTTTTTCAAAGATACAGTCCATATCTACTGTCCCGCCAAACGGAATAGGCTCATCTGGAGGAACAATCCTTCTTTCCGGCATCTTTAAATCACCTTTTTCACCTGTCAGAACTGCTTTCTTGATTTTGTTTGTCTGGTCTTGTAAATCCCAGATACGATTCCATAGGTCAGAAATTGTTTTGTCGATTTCTTTTTTCTTACGCTTCACTGTTTTTCACCTCCTTGTTCGGTATGCGTATATAATATCACGCATAACGAACCTTGTCAACAGTTTTTTGTTCGGTTTGCGAACTTTTCTTCTTTACATTTCCGCGCAGAGGTGGTATAGTATTAAATGAAAGGAGGGCATTATGAACGACAGAATAAAGGAACTGCGCAAAGCAATGAATCTTAGTCAAGAGAAATTCGGAGAACTTCTTGGAATTACAAAGTCTGGCGTTTCTGATATTGAATCAGGTCGCAGAAAAGTAACAGACCAGCATGTAATAATGTTGGTAAATAATGGAGTAAATGAAGAATGGCTCAGAACAGGAAAAGGAAGTATGTTCGTTCCAAAGAGCAAAGATGAAGAAATTGCAGAAATGCTCGCGGATATGCAGAAATCCGGCGAAGATTCATTCAGGCACCGTCTTGTATCTGCATTAGCCAGATTAGACGATGACGGATGGAATAAACTTGAAGAACTGATTGACATGATTTCAAATAAGTAAAAAAGAAAGACAAGGGCAATGCGCAAACCCTTGTCTTTTTCTTTACTATCCTATTAATCTTTTTATGTATGCGTATATCGTTTTCAGCCAGTGAATATTATCGCAGTTTTCTATTAGTTCAATAATTTCCTTCTTATAATCCATAAATAACCCTCCCTGTCACAACTACCACCTACACTACAGTATATGTCCGGCTGTGGGAAATAGAACCGAACATTAGTTCGTTTTTGCTATTATACCACCTATTCCAACTCTTGGCAACTGCCAATGATATACATGAACTCTCACTATTTTATAGAAAAAAACATTTCTTTTTCATCTAAATCACTCTATTTCGTTCTAAATCTTTACAATATGTTCGTAAAATGATAAAATAAAAATACCACGAATAACCGTACTTTACATAATATTGCAAAATCAGCGGTACAAAATACATAATCCGCATAAAAAGTGCGAAGCGTGGCGAAAACATATCAGGAGGGTGTTTATCATGAATGAAAAGAAAAAATATTGTAAGCACTGCGGAGAACTTATTGACGACGACTGCGTAGTGTGTCCTAAATGTGGAAAACAAGTAGAGCAATTGACTTCTAATAATAGAGATATCATCATTAACAATTCCGCATCTTCCTCTGCGTCCTCAGCGGCGAGTTCAAGTACACCGTATATAAAGCGGAAAATGCCATGGTATTTAAGTTGGTTTTGGATTTTTATCTTAGGAATCTTCACTGGTGGAATTTATTGGATTGTAGGAATTGTAATGAGAGTAAATTGGAAATCACATAATTAAATAAAAAACCGCCCGGTATTGGCGTACCGGGACGGCGTTTATACATCTCCGAAGAGATGCTATACTGCAAAACATATTGTATCATCTTCGGAGCAGTCGAACAAGACAGAAAATTTGTTCGGCTGTTATTTTTATACTCAAACAACCGTTTAAAGAAAAGAGGAATAAAATGTCGAAGAAAAGAAAAAAATATCCGAAATTGCCGAATAACTTTGGCTCCATCCGGTTCCTTGGCAAGAACCGAAGAAACTGCTTCGCAGTGCATCCACCAGCTACACTGGGCGATAATGGTAAACTAAAACGCCCACCGGCGATCTGTTATGTGGACGACTGGATAAAAGGTTTCACTGTCCTGACAGCATACAAAGCCGGCACGTATCAGCCCGGCATGGAACGGACTCTTGAGGTATCTCCTACAACGGACATAGATACTCTTATAAGCCGTTTGATTGCTGACTACAATACAATCAAGGGCGTCGAGGATAAACACCCGGAAATCAAGAAATTGACGTTCTCAGATGTATATGAACAGTTTTATGCGTGGAAATTCCCAGAGGGGACAAAACTGTCATACAGTTCAAAGGAAGCATATCGGACAGCTTATACAAACTGTACTGTTCTGCACAATCGCATATTCGAAGATTTAAAGGCTCCTGATATGCAAAAGGTTATTGATGATTGTAAGCTGAAAAAGCAAAGCCAGATGGCTATTTTGACTCTGTTCAAGCAGATGTACAAATATGCGGTTTACTCAGAAATTGTAACGGAAAACAAGGCGTTATATGTCCATGTCAATGCTGATAATGACACCGAACATGGAACGCCATTTTCTAATCAGGAGATGCAGGTGTTGTGGAATAATGCCGACGACCCGGAAGTACAACTCATTCTTATTATGTGTTATTCTGGATGGCGAATTGGCGAAGTGTTAAAACTTACAACCAACCTAGAAGAGAAATACTTTCAAGGCGGAATCAAAACAAAAGCCGGTAAAAACAGAATCGTTCCGATACATTCCGCTATATACAATTTTGCTGAACAGAAAGTGCTAACACAAGATGGTAAACTATGCGTATATACTCAGCAACATCACAGAAAAGCACTGTTCTATCCTACACTGGAGCGTTTAGGAATAGTCGGTAATCCGAAACACACGCCGCACGATTGTCGGCACACCTTTTCCGCCCTATGTGAAAAATACGGTGTACGGGAGAATGACCGAAAACGAATGCTCGGCCACTCCTTTGGCGGAGATGTTACAAATGCTGTGTACGGCCACAGAACACTGGAAGAACTCCGGGCAGAAATCGAAAAGATAAAAGTTCCATTTGTGACTAACTGTGACTAACGGAACCCATTTTTATCTTTCTAAAACAACCGAAATATCATTATCGAAATGCCGGAAACCCTATTAAAATCAACGTTTCTAGCGATTTTACAAGGATTTCCCACATTTCATTTTCATTATTCTAATTTTATTGATTGTGACTAACAAATAGAATTTAGAAAATTGCGCCAATGCCTGTAAATACAGTGTTTTTGGCACTATTATATTAGGAAATAATATTTTTATTTGTGACTAACGTGTGACTAACGATAACAGTCTAAAACTTCCGAAATGATACTAAATATGTTTAAAGATAAAACTCCCGGGGTTAATTTCCCGGGAAAATCATTTAGAAATTTTTGTAATTCTAGTGAACGCTCCTTTCGGGACAAACTCAAAAACAAACCCTTCTGTCGGATGTGGGATGCGGATGAAGTACCATTTCAGCCCTGAACTGTCGGTTTCTGTGTACTTCATTACCTCTACAACTGCGCCTTTTTTCAGTTTTGGGAACAGCTTTGACGGGCTGTTTTTGCTTGATTTTGTATAACATTTTGTGTCTTTTTTAATCTGTGCGATGTAGGCTCTTGTGTTCTGTTTTTTGGATGTATCTGAGCCTGAAACTGACGTTGTATTTTTAACTAAACTGTAATTTGGAGTGCAGAATTTTGTTCCGGGAAGGTTGCTGTTGTAATAACTTTTCTGACATACTCCACCACCATTTGCGATAATTGTAGAGCCACTAGAAGTGTTTCCTTCAACTGTCCAGAACCGATCTCCTGATACCTTTATTACGATTCCAGTGTGCGTAAATGTGCCATTTCGATAAAAAATAACAATATCTCCGACTTTTGGATTACTGTTCAAAGTAAACAAATCTGCCATTGTTGGGCAGTAAACATAAGGCCAGTGTTTTAAAAGTTTCTTTGCTGTGTCTAAGCCGAATGCTTTCATCATACACCATGAAATAAACGCAGCGCACCATGGCTGTCCTTGATAATCCGGCTTAATATCTCGCCAGTATTTTGTGTAATTATTTTCTCCGGCATTTGCTGTCTTACTATCAAGCTGACTATTGCTTGCCTTTTCAAGATATCCGGTTTCATTCTTTGCGATCTGGATTAATTTATTAATTGCGTTCATACCTGTCTCCTCACTTTCTGGAAAATATGTCTTTAATGCGTCATAAACAAATCTCTGCCTGCTCTCATATGCCCCAACTTGGTTCCCTGTGTCCGTCTGGCAGGCTACATATAGGCTGTCCAATGTATATGGTTTCTGGGTCTTTGCCAAAATCCTCGTTACTGCTCTCTGCCCGCCTTGGTGCCTAAAGTTCACGCACATGGCTTGCGCTCTTGCGTCCGTAACGCCCTGTTTAAGGGCTTCTTCTGCATAGGTGGCTAATTGTTCATCCATAAGGCTATCTTGGCATTTAATACCCAAATCAGAGGAAATAATGGCAACTATGGTGTCGGCAAGCTGTGACACTCTGGAAATGTTGAAGCATTCCCAATTTGCGGTCTGAACTTGTTCCAGAAGTCTGACCTTGTCTAACTTCTCCCATTGTTCCGGGCTGGCATCATAAATTCGTTCCAGAAGTGTTTTGGCTTCGGTTGCGTACCACGCTCCTGCCCCGATTGTAATTGCGTGTTCTTCAGAAGAATTGGTATAGGCTTCCGTGAAGTCCGAATAATCCTGCTGTCCGTAAACCTGTCCGCCAGTTTCGACTGCATAAATAATTTTCCTGAGAACTACTTTTTGATTATTTGTCATGTGAAAGCTCTCCTTTGTTTGAATATAATACTGCAAATCCTTTTAACCGCCTTACGGCAGTAGATGGGATTTGCTAGGATTTTAGATGCATAAGCAAGGGGCAAGCCCACAAGTGGCGAAAGCATCGTCCCAGCCCGCATTCCCGCTGATGCGCAGACCACAGAAACCCGAAGAGTTGCTGCTGTAAGGAGAACGCTCCCAACATATGCCAGATGTACTACTACTGTTATATCGTGGCTTTTTATATCTGTTTGCCACCGTTTTAAAATATTGATATTGCGTTCCTTCACCCGCAAATGAATATGTGGTTGAGCCGAATATTTCAATTTCAGACGGTAAAAATGCATAGTCGTTAGAAGTCTTGATTGTACTGCTACTGGCACCTGCTGATGTCAATTTCTTAACTTGTTTCATCATGTTTTGGATATAGGTAGGCAAACATTCCTTGTACACATTATTACACCATGTACGCCTAGCACAGCCTTCCCAACCGCCATTGTTTGTATTTGAGCTATTTATATAACCACATTCATGTGATTCGTCATAAGTACTGTTATATTCTGTCGTAGTGTCTAAATACAGCATACGTTCCGTCTGAATTGTAATGGCGGCTTTGGTCTTGCCATTGATAGTGGTCACTAGGTCATCATGTTCAATTCCGATAATTACATAGGTATAATCATTTGCTTTATGCGATTCACTTACGCCCGTTGCGTCCATGGCATTGTGATGGATGATTCTCTTGTCACCAACCGCCCAATAGTCGCCAATGTTAATCTTTCCTGCGTAATGCGCTTCAATCATTTTTGCGATTTCATCATCCGTTCCATCAGCGAATGTGACTATCTTTAGAGGACCATCTGGTTCACCGAGAAGCCTGTTCCCTGCATCGTAGTTGTATACGCCATCGGTGCTATATGGGAACAGTGCAAAGTAATATTGTTTGCCGTTTGTCAGCCCTGTAACGGTATATCCTGTTGTTTTGTATTTATCTCTCATTGTATTATCAACTACAAGTGTTCCGTCATCTGGATTTGCAGGATAGCCCGTTTCACTCATCACAAGCTTTGTACCAGCCCATGTGGAGAACGTTGAACCACTAATCACAGTATTCTCTGGGTCTTGCCATTTGATTATAACTGATTCATCTGCATTTTCGATTGTTGGGTTATTTACGGGTTTTGGAGTGATGGTTATGCCACCGCCTTTTGCGTGGAGGGTTCCATCTTCGTCTATGAATATTGTCTTGCCGTCAGGCTTAACCTTGCCAAGAGTTTCAACTGTAGCAATCGGGACAGTCGCATCACTTCCTTTTTCCCCTTGCGGTCCTGGATCGCCTTTGGGTCCCTGTTCTCCATATACGCCTACTACACCTTTTTCTGTTGAATAAAAACTGCCATCAGTATAATCAGTTCTCTGCCAATGCCAAAGATATTTCTTTTCTGCTGTCATAGTCGGTGGAGTTGTAAGCCACACCTGTCCAAAAGCCTTATCTGTATTAGATGATGACAAAGCATAATAATCCGTTATCTTTTTAACGCCTACACCTTTATCACCTTTTGGACCTTGCGCTCCTTGGGGGCCTATAATATTCCCAACATTTTCACTATCGCCATCTGAAAACGTTATTGTTAAATTTCCGCCTACGTCGATGTTGACTGCTGTGACAGAGATACCCCTTAATGATTCTTTCTGCTCAGGTGTCAGCGATTCAAATGCTACGGTGCCATCCGCACCCTTTTCTCCCGGATCGCCTTTATCTCCTTTTTCACCCTTGGGACCTTGCGGACCAACAAATTCTCCAGCATTAACCATCTCTAAAATATCCTCAATGGAACACAACCGCCTTACATCATTAGCCGCAAATGCAATGTATAAGGCTTTACCGGATGGAACGGACGGGTCATTGCCAAGAATCGCAACGGGCTCTCCGGGGCGAATTTTCGACGTATCAAAATCGGAGTACATACCGCGCCGGAATTGTATTGTGTATGTATTGGCCATATTAGACTTACCTCCTTATAAAAGGAAATTATTCCTTATGTAGTTCTTTACAGAATCAAGATTTTTCTGCACACTGTCATCCATCACGAGAAAATTGCCTTTGTTGTTCTGACTGATGATACTTCCTGTGCTTTCGTCTACTTCTGAATAGGTGTAAGCAATGCGACTTCCTTCTCCGGTGCTAAGATTCATAAAACTTGTTAAAATCTTCTTCATGATATTACCTCCATCTGATTGATAATGCTTAATCTGTCACTAATAAGCTCTGATTCATAATCTGGTTCCGAGACCTCTACTCCTTCTGACTCATAATCTGGTTCCGGGATTTCTATATCTCTTGCGTCTGTATAAGCCGTATCTCCCGGGTCAGTAAATCGCATATGCTCATATTCAGCTTGTCTTGCTTTGATTTCGAACGAAAATTTAAGTCCCGGAGTTCCTTTTACAATAAAATAATTCTGCTCTTTCTCGGCTATCCAGCAGTCGCCCTCTCCCTCTCTTTGTAAGAACACATAATATTTAATGTCGACATTTGCAGATTCCTGAAAGATATCATCTATGTCAATCATACAAGTCCCGTCATCAGATATTACAGATTCACCGATATCTCCAAAGAATGGGGTTGGCATTTCATAGCAGTAAAAGAGCTGTTCATCATAGTCTATCGTCGAAACTGATCTTGATTTTGTCCCACTTACTTTCAACTTTCCTCTGATAGAAGCATCTGCAAGGTCCGTTCCTGTTCCGACGCTATAGAAATGACCACTGGCGTTTACATGTGTACCTGCTTCAATTTTTTTTGACGTCGAAACACTGTCTGCCGAAACGCTAGTATTAACCGAGACTGAGCTTGCGTGTACGGTTCCTGTATAAAGATTGATTCCTCTAATTCGCGTTCCATACAACGTCCCGTACCCCGGCACATATACTCCTGTATTCGTCTCTGAATAGATCTCTCCAGTTGAAGCGTCTAGCGTTACTTCTCCATATGTGCCACTTGCTGAAAGCTTTTTAATTCCAACTTTCCATCCTGCTAATTCACCCGTGTTAATATAATCGGCATTCATGTACACATTGCCATTTACTAGATACAGGCCTTTATTACTACTATTATCACTTAGCACATCAATAATCTCTTGTTTAGACATTTTTCCTATGTCGAGATCACTAAGTGCCTTGTCTGTATAGCGATTTGCATTAGATAACGCTGTCGAAGCTTTATCTTCCGCAACGCTATATATTGTATCACCGTTTGTTAACGCAAATGTATTAGGCCTGAGTGTAACATTTCCGTAGTTATCAATCGCAAATGTTGATACTCCAGAACTGTTTGTAACGTTGATGTTCTTCAGATTAATCAAATCAGCTGAAATCTGGCCGGACTTAATATAGGAAGCATTTATATACAGATGTCCGTTCTGCATATAAATTCCCTCTTGCTTACCGTTATCCGTTAAAGCGTTAAAAACTCTTTCAAAATTGACAATTTTTTCAGCATCCAGTTCCCGCCAAGCGCCATCAGTCCCAGAAAACATATATACCTGGCTTGTAGAGAAGTTCATGAAAATCGAGCCGTCATGCTTTTTATATTCTTCACTTTTCCACTCAGATGCCGGATAGTTCTGCAATGTTGGTGTATACGTGCCATAATAGTTCGGGATAGTCACATTACGGGCTGTCTCATTCACAACGTCCTTGGCGATCTGTTCAATAGTTCTACTTTTTAGCGTAAAGTTTTCGACTTCTAATGTGACAGCGCCTGTGCCGGCATCTATTCTTAATGTCGTATTCCCGTTATTGTCTTTCGCTGTGAAGCCTCTTGTATTAATCCATTCTGATTGAATACCAATGGCGTAAAGAATATTCAGAACAGCATCGCCATTACTGTCGAATCCGGCTTTCCATGTCTGACCGCCGTCTACTGACAAGAAGAATCCATCAGCACTTGTCTTATAAATTACTTTAGAATCAGCAAGTGTAGGCTTGTCATGGCGATATGAAATCATCGAGCCGTCTGCCTGAACTTCTTCCGTATAGTAAAATCCAAGGGTGTTGGCTGCAAGTTCGTTCATCTGCTTAAGCTTTACGTCATACGCAGATAACTTTTTCACTGTGTCTTTTTTTGCTTGTTCTACCGCTGCCTGCTGTTCACCAATAAACTCACTTGCATCTTCTTCAGCACTCTTTGCGCTACAGCTCCATGATGTTGAACCGCCGAACACAAACTCTATGTCGGTCGCAAATGATCTAAAAACACGATTTTTAGTGTCGATAAATTCGACCGGGTCTCCGAAAGTGGCGTATCCGTTGGCAATTCCATCACATGAGAAAGGACGCATTCGTAGGCCGATTAATTGATTTCCAATAGCTTCGACTCCTGCCTGTGCATTTCCTGACAATAGCTGATTATCAATAGTGATTACATAGCCGTCCTGACCCGACATATATTCGGTCTCATCTTCTACGTATTTGACGCCTGTTACAATAACATCGTCTACATCATATTGTAGATTCTGAATTGAAAATAACGCGTGATAGTCGTTATTGCTTAACGTACCACCATCAATCACAGTACCTATTGTCCATGGATTAAGCGTGCCACCATCCAGATCATCACCATTTGTCCAGTTCCTTACTGTTCCACCATCGTAAATAGCTGTACTGGTAAATGTCTTATCAAACGTAATAATCCTGAGTAAGTCATTTTCGTCGATTCTTGCATTTCCACCGGCTATCCCGGCACACATTCCGATTACTGTACGGTATGTCGCGTTAGATGGCGCTTTCTGAATCTGAAAGTCCGCATTTGGAAACATTGCATCTCCAAGAGTGATTTCACATTGCTGACAGCATTCTGAGAGCAGTTCCTTGACTGTACAAGGAAAAGACAGGTCAGAATCATATGTCTTATCAGCGTTGTGCATTTTATCTAAGAGAGAAAGACTTATTTCACTTGCCGTTGCAGGCTTTTTCGATACAATATAAGTACCTCTTTTTATAGTTTCTATCCTGTCAGATAACTGCGCATTGAGAAAGATGACAAACCTTGCAGCGTTAAAATTATATCCGTCAAAACGTCCATCATCGTTTACTAATGATAAGCTTGCCGTTTTCTCGATTGCCACGCCCACTGGGAAGTCCCCAGAATCTGCTGAATCTACAAGACTGTTTCCGGATAAAAAAAAGTCCTTCTTTCCTAATTTGAGCGTAGTGCCGTCTGATAATGTAACATTTGCTGTCACGTAATAATTTCTGTTTGTAAGAGATTCTTTCTTCAACTGAGTAGATACATTTATCAAATCGGCTCAATCCTCCTCACATTAATAGACAAATCTGTCCACTTTTCTTCCCCGTCTTTCAGAGTTTGCGCAGCCATGTTAAAATTTGATGCGTAGAATGTTCTGTCTATCCATCTTCCCGGAATAGTTGGGTCTTTATGGTGGAATGTGAATTGACTTTTGTTAAGTACAGTATTTAGTATGGTTGCTATTTCAGCCCACGTAAGTTCGCCCCATTGCATGTCATACCCACCTATGGTCCCCATTGGCGTATTGTGCATAATCAAATCCTGACTTCTTTTAGAGTCTTCTGTAGAAGTGGTTGCGAACACCGGTTTGTAACTATCCGGTGCTCTTATAACAACGTTGTCTATTTTAAATTGTTCCTGCGGCATATTCTTCTCCTTACGCTAACTCAAATGGGTTTTTCCCATTCCGATTTCTTCTCATTTCAGCTTCACTGATAATAATATCTAACAATTTTCTGCCAGATGCATTAACTGTAACATTGTAGGTATTTCCATCTCCCTGTCCTTTTCCTGATTCCTCCCGGACAATCTGACGTAACAGGCTTTCCGGTGCTTCCAAGTTATTACCCTTTTTCTGGTCGCCTAATACCGCAAGGAATTCGCTTCGTGGTGGGATAACTGCGCCACTGGCCAGATATGGGATAGTTCCGATACGTGGAAATGTTGCATGAAATCCAATAGTCTTTGAACCAAACGGTGTTGGAACAGTCCAAGGCCCAAAGGAGAAAGCCGATTCAATTCCGCCAATCGCACTATTAATCATTCCGACTGCGCTATTAACAATGCTTATTGCTTTATTAATTGGCTTTTTAATAAAGTCCACAATTCTCTCGAACGCAGATTTTACTGCATCTCTGGCGGCGTTAAATTTATCAGTAATAGCAGTTTTTATTGCTTCGACCTTAGTAGATATAAAGGTAGTAACGCTTTTCCATACTTGGGATGTTTTATCCTTTATGTTATCCCACACGCCTACGACCTTAGTCTTTATTGTATTAAACACTGTTTTTACTGTGGTTTTAAGAGCGTTCCATAATCCAGAAAGAGTCTTTTTAATCGCATTCCAGACCGTCGAAGTTGCTGTTTTGATCGCATTCCATGCAGTGTTAATAACACTTTTTATTATACCCAGTGCACCTTTTATTATGCTTTTAATCGCACTCCATGCACCCGATATAACGTCCTTGATAAGATTCCATACTCCACTTGCAATTTCTTTTATTCCCTGCCAAGCCAGCTTCCAGTCTCCCGTAAAGACACCAACAAGAAAATCGATGATTCCGCTCAGTGTATCTGCCACATCACCGATTATTTTAATCAGTGATTTTATCACTTTCATTGCTGTAGTCCCCACAACATCAATTATCTTCGCAACAACCGGAAGCAAATTCGCGATTATCCAGTTAATTAAAGGAGCTAACACCGATTCCCATAGAAGTTTCAGAGAATCAATGAGTTTTCCGAGAAATGTTTCTATCTTTAAAATTGCGTCCCCTAATGGTCCCTCTAATAGCCCTTTGAATTGTTCTGCCAATCCTTGCAGAACTGGAAGAATATAGGTGTTGTATCCAGTTATCAGAGTCTCAAATATGCTTGATAATCCATTCGCTATAGAATCAAAAAACGGTTTTATATGTTCATCGTATAACCTCGATATTGCGTCGCTAAGGGTTTGAATAACTGTTAGAACACTACTTGTTACGGTTTCTATTACTCCGAGGCTACCCTCGATTGCTGACTTTAAAATGTCCTTATTGTCGATAAAAGGCTGCGCAATCATGTTCAGAATATCTCTGCCAAGTTTCGCAGCTGTTTCCGTAAGAGCCATTCCAATTTCAGCAAAGATTCCGATTAAATCCGCAGTAATCTGTTGCGCAGTTTCTCCGCCGAAAGCTGAGAAAACATCAGCGAAAGCAACTGCAAGATTTCCTGCGATTTGTGAAATTTCAGTGCCAATGTTGAACATATCTATCAGATAGTTCTTTATTCTTTGCGTGTTCTGCTTTAAAAACTTTTCAATTCCGCCTATAATGTTTTGCGCAATTGTTAATCCGATTCTAGCAAATGAGCCAGCAACTTGCCCAATTGCATATGCAAATGAGTCTAAGAATTTATTCGCCGCTTTAGTAACTTCTGAATCAGTGAAGATATCCTTTAAAGATTTCCATATGGAATCGAGGTCCTTTTTTATTCCGTCAAAAATCGGCTCGTAATCTCCTAATCCGTCCCAGAATCCCTTTGCAACCAATTTAGCTAGTTCTTTAAATCTGTTGATTATCTTATTTAACGGCTTTAACATCTTATCAAGAACTGTCTCGCCATCTGCCAACTTTCCATAATCAACATTTTGTACAGCATCTTTCATCTGATCTGCAAGTCCGCCGGTTGCGCCCGGTACTTTTGACGATGAATCCGCACTTTTATTCGTTGAGTAATTATTTATTTCGTCGAGAGGACTAAGATATCCTTTTGCCGCTTTAGTAGCTTTCTTGGTTGCGTCCGCTGTATCATTTGTTGCATCTGCCAGCTTTTCGGCATTGTCGGCAGCATCTCCGTATTGGTCGGCTGTGTCAGCCATTGCATCTGTTCCGACAAGACCTGCACCACTCGCGCCTGTCTGGCCAGATGATTTCTTTCCGGTGATTAACTCCGTAAATGACTTGAAGGCATTTGCCAGAGTCGCCAGTTTGCCTAGTAAGATATTAATAACTTTCAGAACAGGAGTGAAGAGATTGATTAATCCCTGTCCAACTGTTGCCTTGAAAGACTGCAACTGCAACTGCATCACTCGAACCTGATTCGCCCAGGAGCCAGATGTTCGAATGAAATCACCGGATGCGGCTGATAACTGTTTCTGCACAAAAGCCAGACGGAGAGCAACTTTCTCCTGTTCAGTCATGGCAGATGTGGTTTTACCATAGCCATTTGCCAGCGCGAACTGGTCAAGCGCCGACTGAGTCATTACCACGCCGAGGTCTTTGAGTGTTTCCGTTTCACCTGTAAACACTGATTTCAGCTTGATATAAGCCAAGTCTTGACTAATGTTATAGAATGATGCTACGTCACCAGTCAGCTGCGTCAGAGCTGTTGACATGTCGTAAGCCTGTGCTTCTGAGAATCCGAACGACTTAGACATTGCTCCGAACGTACCAACATATTGTTTCGCCATCGTTTCTGACAGACCGGCAGATGTCATAGCGTTTTTTGCAAATTCGTTTACCTTGTCCGACATGGTTGTGAACGTAACATCGACCACGTTCTGCACTTCGGCAAGGTTAGAGCCGAGTTCTACGCATTCCTTACCGAACTGCGTCAGTTTTCCAATCGCAAATGCTCCGCCAATCAGTACGCCTATTTTTTTTACTACGCTGCCAAGTCCGTTAAAAGACTGCCTGATTGCTGATACGCCGTTTTGCACACCTGATGTGTCCATTCTGGTATCAATAATGACTGAGCCATCAGCAGCCATGTGTCCACCTCCTAACTATTTGAGGTTCAACATCTCATTCAGCTTATCTTTATAAGCTTGCTCCTCGTCGCTGAGACGTGTTTTTATGTCAATAATATTCTTATTTTCCTGATAGAATTTCTTTTCCCATTTATCGAGTTTTTCACCCTTTGCCTTTTTTGACCGGATTCCAACAACCGTGTTGAACAGACACTCTCCAGACTCCATAAAATATCCGAAGAACGTCCACCAGTGCATATAAGGTACTGTTCTGATTTCTTTACCGGCAACCTTGTTTACCGCCGGAACAATCATATCTCCATCCTGCTCCCAGTCCATCAAACGGGGTTTAGGCTTATTCGGACTATCGTCAGTTTGTCCACAGTCAATAAACTCGCAAGCTTTCTGACAAGCTTCCGTAAGATGTTCTGGGGGTATGCTTTGCCAATCCTCGAATAGAATCTGCAACATAACAACAGCTTTCGCTTGCTCGTCCAGTTCTGGGTCATTCATGGCTATGAGAATATCAATAATCGCTCGAAAATCTGTCCTGATAGAAAAATCCACCCCACTGATATCGAGTGAGGTGGGCAACTCATAGGCGGTCATTTTGTATATTTCTCCGTGTACTTATTGACCGCTTCCTGCATTTTTTTCTTTCTCTTTTCGATTTCCGGGCCAAGTGCTTCATTGATTTTGTCCAGAACGATATAGGCAAACACCTGACCATTTCCAAAAACAGTTGTTGCGGTAATTGGTTCTTTGAATAAATCCTTAGACGCTTCATATCCGAGCATATAATTGATTTTATCTTCAATCTGCTTATTAATCTCCGCCATCTCTTTGTTGGAAGAAACATTTTTAACAGATTCCTGAGCCTGCTCAAAGAAAGTTTCCAATTCTTCCGCTCTTGCTGCAACGTTAATATCAGTAGGGTTCAGTTTGAATGAAGAAAACACTTCACCCTGTTTGTTTGTAAATGTGAAAAGAAGAAATCCATCATCAATGTTTGTGTTAATTGTTTTTGCCATTTTCTATACCCTCCTAGTAATCATTCGCTGTCAGCTGTGAATGTGCCGGAACTGATATCAAACTTTCCTTTTACACGTTCGCCGGTATAATTGACGGTAAATGGAATCTGATATCCAGATGTGTCACCGCCGTAGGAAGTCGGCACAACGTAACAGTCCTGCTGATATGCTTCATATTTCCCTGCTGTGGCTTCTGTCCAGAGATGAACCTCAACTGCTTTTGTTTTGAGGTTGTCGTCTTTGAGACGTCCATCTACGATCTTCTGTAATGCTGTGAACAGATTAGAGGTGGTGTCTGCATAGAACGGATCAGCATCAGAAGAAACTTCGTAGCCGTTATGTTTAAATGTGGATTCTCCAAGAATGTTTTTAGATGTTTCGGTGTCTGGATTGAGTTCTACATTGTACTCTTCCAGATCTTTCCCAAGACGCTCATATTTCGGCGTCAGCCCCCCACAGAGAGAACCTGCGTCGATGTAATGAGCCATATATTTACGGTCAATCTTGCCTGTAACTGCCATAGAAATGTCCTTTCTGCCTATAACTTTTAAAAGGCTGTGTAGGTTAGCGACTACCTCCAATTGATAGCCGGTTGTTACTTGTTATATTACTTCGTAAGTATTTTCGTAGCGCACCGACAATGGTAACAACCAGTCCTGTACGCCGCTCTCCTGCGGTTCTAAACCATAGGAGTTGTCACGTGTGATACGTTTTATCACTCGCCCCTGTGAAAGCTCTGGAAACACATTTAAGTGTGTCTCAGAGCCATTTATAATAACTGGTTCCCGGCATATCCATTTACCGAGATTGTCAAGGAACTTCTGAACAGATAGTTTCTGCCTTTCTTTGTCAGATGCTGTACGATATACCACGTAAAATGGGTACTGACATACCTGATGCATCGTTCCGCAAACGTCTTCTTTCTCTGAATAGATCAACGCCCCGTTGTCTGCCGAGAACGCAATTCCTGATTCTTTGCCGAGTTCTTCAAACTTGATTGTTTCATTTTCGTATAACCCTGGATACTGGTTTAGAAGTGCTTTCATGGCATCTGTCAGAATCTCATATCCAGTTGCATCTTTTCCGATAGGTTTATCCGCCATGTCTGCCACCTCCTGCCTGTGCTTTTACTTTACGAATCCATGTGTCGCCGTATTGTCGTTTAGCGGCATCGAACCACTTTGCTTGTGCCTGTGGGTGAATTTGTTTGGTGTATTCAAGATTTTCCTTTGCGGCTGTCTGACCAGAAAACTGACTAACAAGAACTTTCTTTGCTCCACGTCTTGCGTAGGGACTTCCAGTTGCTTCATCAACCATTCCTTTCCCCTCGTACAGAAAACGCCCATAAGGAGCCGCCGCCGCGCATACTTTCCCAGTTCCTTGCAAAGATGTACTCTCAACTCTTGTCCGATTGATAAAATTTCCGGTAATCATTGGCATAAATGGAACCATGCTGTCCATAACCATTCCGTCAAGGAGATACTGGGCTTCTTGATACTGTCTGGAAAACCTGTCCATATTCAGCTTGATTTTCATATCTCCATCGACTATGGAGAATCCTTTGAAATGATGAATCTTACTCATATTACTTACCCAGAATCTCAAAATGTGGAATCAGCGTATACGGACCGCCTACACTGGTAATCTTAAACACGTTGTCCTTGTTCTCATTCATGTACTGGTAGAATCCATTCCGATAATCACCATCAGATACCGTTCCACCAGTCCACTCACCCTCCCAGAAGAATGATTCATCTGAGAATGTAATAGTGTCTTCCAGAGCGTTGTTAATCTGCCTTTTCCACTCTTTAACTGGCACCCATGGGAGAATCTTACCATTCTTGTCAGTAATGGTTATATCGCCGTTCTGGACAGTATAACGGATGTGTAACTGTGCGTTGTCAGTTACGTCTGGTCCGTACTTTTTGAGGATTGCTCCCTTGTCCGTAATGAGGTCAACACCGGATAAAACATGAGGATACCAGTACGCATCTCCTGTTGTTTTGCTTTCATAATAGTTGAAAACTGTTACCGTTTTGCTATACATGATATCCTCCTATCCTTCACATATTGCTTTTGAAAATCTATCAGAGAATGATTTTATTCGGACAATATTGCCTTTACACTCTTCCGGCACTTTCCCGCAAAAGATAATGCTTTCTGGGTGTAACTTCTCAATCATGGCATTGTAACCAGAAAGAAACAGTTCTTTCTTTTTCTTTCCGTTCATACAACCAACAGAAGATACTGCAACTGTTCTGCCCTCTGGCTCCCCATCGAAACACCAATCGTAAGAATCCGGCGTGCTCCATGAGATTGTTGGAATCACGCGGCAACCATATTCTTGCAGATATGCACCTATCCAGTGTTTGCGGTAATGGTTGTATATCTGGATAGCTTTCGGAAAATCGGTGTAAGTGCTGAAATCTGGTGTTAGAATGTACCGGAATTTACTCAGCTTGTCCACGTACCTGTCTGGATTTCTCCATAGTGCGTCAAATTGGTAATCATCTAAAAAGAAATGAACAGCTTTCTCTTCTGGATTACTGCATTTTCCTCTGGCATAATTAAAACCGACAAATTCGCAGTTACCCTCGAACGCCTCAGGCTTTATCTGTGGTATACCATATTCGCCGACACCGGGAAAGATGCGACGATTCAGATTTTCATAAGCCATACTTGTCTCTCGGCTTGCCATAGATTACTTCTTTCCGCTTCCAAAGAACCATGAATCAAAGTTTTTCATTCTGCGCTTTCTGGCTCTGTCATAAGTGGTAGTAGTGCGACTTGTATCGTGAAAAGCACTTACATCGCCTTTTTCAGAAGCCTTTGAAAATTTGTGCATTTCATCTCTCATGGCTACGCTGGCATTAACTAATTTTCGATGTTCTATAGCAAGCCTTTGATTTTTAAATAACGCTTCTGTACTTCCAAGTTTTGCGATTTTCCTTTTACTCTCACTTAACCTGTCATTTATATAATTCATTGTCTTTACTGCTTCGCTCTTTGTCTTGATTGACTTAAAGTAGCTAGTGTTTTCTGAATTAATGACCTTCTCGAGTTTACTGTCTTTTTTAACAGTTCCACTCCCTCTTAAAGCGTCGCTTTTCTTTGAAGAATTAAAGTACACCTTCGCAATAAGCTTAGAAACCGGCTTCTCGTTACTTAACCCACTACTGCCACCACGTCCGCCCATAAAATCACTCTTTCTGCACTGTCTGTTTAATAACCTGATTCACACCAGTTGCCGACAATCCGTTAAACATACCGACTGCAACTGCTGTAATATAATCCGTTGCCGGGAAATCTGGGATAACTCCCATTCCGACTGCTCCGAGAATTCCGCCAATAACCGCCATGATTACTGGAATCCATTCATCAGAGATTCTTTTTGATGCTTTACAGCCCATTCCTACGATGTAGCAAATCATAATGATTGCCACACATGAGCCTAATGTTGAAATGTCCATAGTCATACCTCCAAATCAACTTTTTCCATAACTGCCCTTGCTTCCAGAACAGCAATATAATCCGTCATTGCTCTCACCTGCATATTGTAAGTGTTTCTCGGACAAGTAGGAGTAAATGGGAGTTCTCCTTTGTCCCACTTTTCAAGCATATTCGCAAGTTTCTTATATCGAATAACCACCTGCATATATTCTGCCTTAAAGCGTTCCTTGTAATCTGCGCTATTCATCATTTCAACGGTCTGTTTTAATTCCATCATTTCTATCACACTCCTGCATATAATACTGGTATTCCATCATCTGTCCTTACTCCCATCAAAAGCGGTAAGGCTGTTTTAAGAAGCAAGTCGTTCGTTTTCTGTACATCTCCGGCGGCGGCATATACCGCGCTCCATTCCTTAGCACTCGCCCCAATTTGTTGAGGCGTTGCGTAAGAGATGGATTCACTGCCAGATGATACAGATGTTACAATGCCTGTCGTGCTACCACCGGATCCGATTGCGGTTGACGTACCGCTCACAGCGGCATTGGTAGCATTCTTCTCAGCAAGCTCAATCTGATACATTAATTCAGCCAGTGAACAGACCGCCTTTTTAATACGTTTCTGTGAACGCTTATCAGCTGGCAGTCCGTCCACCAAATTATCAAATGTCAATGTATCAATAAAATCGCTGGCTCTGGCTGCCAGACGATCAAAGTCAGCTTTTGGCACGACATTGCCATAATAGGATTCTGTGTAAAAATCATAATCTGCATAAGCCATGCCAGTTACCTCCTATGTTTATGATTTCGCTGTTACGCTTGTGCTTCCGGCATTCAGTGCTTTGTATGTTCCATCACACTCAACCACTGTGATCTTCTGCCCGGTTGCTGCCTTAATGTCAGCTTTTCCATCCCAAGAAGTCCAGTTTCTGAGGTTCTGCCCATATCCAACAGTTACTGCGTCTGCCGCAACTTTGTATTTATATACATTGTTGGCATTTTCCTTAGCCGGATTTACAGTGATTTTTGTATCACCACTCTCTGTCCCAGCCACGGAATTTACTGTCAGAGTACCAAGTGTTGGTGTTTCATCAATGGTAATTATTGCGATTGCATCAATGTACTCCGCAAAAAGAGTCAGCCCCATAACTGCAAACGCTTCGGAAACTGCTGTGTGGTAGTTACCCTGTGTGTGGAATCCAATCAGGTTTGTTTCACCGGAAACGGTATATACCAGACCTGCTCTCGCAAAGTCAGACTCATTCGGATCTACATAATACAGAACGATGTTCTCGACAGGAGTAGCGATAACCTGTCCTCTTGGAATCTCGCTGTCAGACAGTAAGAAGATTGTGTTAAATCCCATGAAATCTTTCATGTATTGGAAGCCGAACTGGTTCTGAATAGTGATCTCAGCCGCTCCGAGATATTCATATACGTCCAGAATGTTCACAAATCCAACAGTACCAGTCGCATTTCTGTGCATCTGTTTGAATTTGTTCTCAACACGCCCCTTAGCCATTGCCAGAGCCATCTGGAATGTAGTTTCTGTGGAAGTAAGTGTGCCGGTTTTCAGATAGTCGTAGAATCTGCCGGTAACGTCAGTCTGAAGCTGGAAAAGGAACTCATCGTCAGTCATCTGAACAGCGTTCTCATAACCGTGATCCTTGATTGCTTCGATAGATACAGCCTTTGCGTACTTTTCGATAGTCATTTCCGCATATTTCTTTTCTTTTACAGTAAACTTGCTGTAAGGGATTTCCTCACCCTCTCCAACATTTCCACTCTGTAAAGTACCCTCTGCGTACTTAGATTTCAGTACAGCACCCGGCTGTTTTTTGATAGGTCTCATGATACCCAGAATCTCACGCAAGTGTTCCCAGTTTCTTTCAAATCTGGTAACGAAGTCAATCTCACGTGCTGTGACCTGAATATCATTACTCATAATAAGATTAGCTTTTGCTGCCATATAAAAATCCTTTCTACCCATAATTGTTAATTGGGTTAGCGGCTATACCCTGATGTATAGTCGGTGTAAAAAATCACTGGAATAACTGGATGTTCTGAGCAATTGCAGCCTGTCTTTCGGACGGGTCTTTGATTGCTTCGATATCTTTTCTAGTCATGCTTCCCGGTGTCTGCTGCTGTCCAATCCGCGGTGCTGCAAATCTTGCCTGATTCTGCTGAGCCTGCTGCTGAGATTCATCCACAAAAGCGGATGCGTCAGACTGCTTCATCTGTTCGATCAGGTCATTTAATCCGAGAATTTTACCGTCTTTCAGTTTTAATCCGGCTTCTTTAATGTCTGCCATAACAGACTTCTTTGCAGCTTCACTGGAAAACTTAACATCGTCGAGTGCCGCTTTGAGTGCATCTGAGAAATCACGGTCGTAGATTTTTGCATTGAATTCTTTCTCTGCATCTGCCGCTTTCTGTTTCCAAGTCTCTAACTCGCTTTTGACATTTGCCGGGTCGATACCGTCGAAACCTTTTAAAGTTTCCTCTGCTGTTTCAGCGCGTTCTTTCCAGTCGTCACGTTCACCCTCGACTTTTGTCAGGGTTTTCGCTACTTCTTTTGCATTCTTGTAATTCTCAGAAAGTGCTTTCTTAATATCTGCCTGCTTATCCTCAGGGATTTCAATTCCAAATGATTTTAATGTATCAATAAGTTTCTGCATAACATCCTCCTGGTCGTGTTTATTGACCTGCCGCCGCAGGTAAATGGATTAAGCCAGTTAGACCACTGGCGAGGTAATCGGAAAGGCAGGAATCGAACCTACGGCACATAGCTTACAATGCCATTGCTCTACCACTGAGCTACATTCCGTACCGCCTATAACGGCCAGCCTTCTGAAAAGAAACTGGGGTGAATTTCACTTCTTTCGCTATAGCGTAAATCCACCTGAGACATAGGCCACCTGTATACAAACAGCTTAACTCTAAGCGGATTGAAGCAGAACGCCCGGAATCGAACCGGAGACCAGAGCGCGACTCTGTCAGTTTTCCACTAGCGTACATTCCACATAACCCGGATTCCCGGGTTAGCAAGGTGTTTAACGTGTCATGCCTGCCACGAGTTGTTTCGGATATTTATTTCTTTTTTTAAAAAGAAAAGTATGAATAACAAAAACCTTAATCAAGGAGGTGCGCCATCTTGCGTGCCAGATGACAAATACGCACGACAGGATTCGAACCTGTTTAACTTTCCATTAAAGCGTGCGCACCAGCTACAAAAGTTAAAGAAAGGAGGATTAAAACGAAAATGTCAAAAACAACCGTTTTATTTGTGCTTCCTGCTGCACAATTACATTATAACAGATTTCTTTCAACTACCTCTCTACCACTTTTGTGTTTTTAGAGCATATCACGGAGTTTTTCCACGTATCTCTTGACAAGGTCGCGTTCTTCCCGGCACTCTGCGTCCTTGGACATATCGCTCATTTCTGTTGTGAGTTCGTCCAGATGTTCTTCCAATGCGGCAAGCATCTTCCTTTTGCAGTCCTCAGATTTACCGGAACGATAGCTCTGTTTCTGCGTCATGTAATCGTCATAAGCATCTCGTCCGTCAGAGCGGCTGTAATGTCCTCTAACATAATGCTCACCACGTCTGGCATAAGAACTGCCCCGGTCGTAATCCGGCATCATTCTGCCGTCATTTGAGCTGTATCTCCCCATGCTGTCGCGCTTTCTTCCGCGTTCGCTGTAATCGTCATTGTATCCGCCACGCATCTCATCAAGGACAGTGTTATAGTACTCCACTTTCTTGTCCCAGTACTGCGTATTCTTGATATCTTTGTACATATCAATCAGCTTATATGTCATTTCCAGATTTCCAGTAGTCAGCCCACTGTCAGCGATTTTGGACAGCTCGTCTTCGATTCTTGCACATAAATCTTTAATATCTCTCATAATCACACCTCCTACGCTTCTCTGGTCACAACAATGTTTGCGTTCGCAACAGAAATAGCCTGATCGCTTGTGTTCTCTACTGCGATATTAACGCAACATCCACGAGGTACATCAATATAGATACCAGAGGACACATTGTTATACTGGTCTACTGCTGCCGGTGTAGAGATCATCTGAGAAGAAAGAACCGGCTCACCAGAGATCGCAATAGTCAGTGAGATAGCTCCGACAGTACCGCCTGTTGGAATTGCGATATTGCCAGAAAAATCCACGAAGAATCTCGCTTTGCACTGGTTAGTAAGTCCTCTCAGAGTGATGATTCCGCTTCCCTCTCTGTGCTGAATACAGTTAGAACCTTTAACTGCTGTGTTTGAAAATACTACGTTTCCATTTGCTGCTACAGTCTGAGCAGCTACATTTGTAAATTCTGCCATAATTTTTACCCCTTTCATATCACAAAAGGACAGGTCTCGGCCTGCCCCTCTGTGTAATACGGCATAAGCCGACATCCGAAATCAATCGAAAGATACTCTCAATATGAAGTTATCAGCAATTGTATCCAGTGTTGCATCCACATCCGTAATATGTGTTCGGGTTAGGAACCTGATATGCCGGAATCGGTGCTGGATTAATCGCATTAATGAGCTGCTGTGTCTGAGAAGCCATTGCAGTTGTGAGCAATGCACTCTGGCGATCCTGAGAAGCGGCACGTCTGAGGTCATTGTTTTCAGCCTGCAGGTTAGAAATCTTTTCATTGCAAAGATAATCGAGAATGGCTCTTGTTCCGGCGTTCTGGCTGTCGATAATGTCTCTTGTGTTGCTATTCATGGTGTTCTGCAATGCACAGGTGTTCTGCGCCATATTGTAGTTTACGCCCTGAATTGCTTCTCTGGTTTCGCAACAGCAGTTCGCAAGCTGCGCCTGGAGTGCGTTGGTGTTCTGCATATTCGCTACAGTATCAGCATTGATTGCCTGCTGGATTCCAAATCCGGTCTGCATGATATTCGTGTTGATTCCGTTAAATCCAGTAAGCATACCGTTGTTCACTGCGTAGAATCCATCACAGAGACCGTTGTTGATTCCGTCAAGTTTGCTGATTACTGCGGAGTTATCGAATCCTCTCTGAATGTCTGCCTGAGTAGCTGCTGTGGCTGCATATCCGCCGCCGTTGCCATTATTGCCCCATCCGTTGTTTCCCCATCCGAAGAAAGCAAAAATAAATAAAACAATAATCCACCAGCTACCGTCTCCGCCAAACATGCCGTCATTATTTCTACCGTTTCCAGTAGCAGCGGCAATATCTGCTAAGCTATAATTTCCATCCATAGTTATAATCTCCTTTTTGTGTATTTACATCAATCTGGCCAGATTGTAATGTACTATTTCATTCCTTTCAACATGTGTTGGAATTGCCCTGCCATCTGCTGAACTTGATTAAGTTGCTGTTGGGAAATCTTCCCAGACTGTAACATTTTCTCAACTTCTGCTTTCGGATCTCCCTTAAAATTCTGTTTAAACTGCATAAACTGCTGTACCATCTGCATTGGCCCGTTTCCCTGCGACATCCCACCGCCGAGGGCATTGAATAATGGATTACTCATCTGCGTTTCCTCCCTTGACTGCTGATTCCTGCGCGGTATTAGCTCTAACAGGTTCAGAAAAAGAATTTAATCGGTTTATAATGGCTTCGTATTTGCCCTTTAAATCGTCATATTCCTGTCTGGTGACATATTTGCTGTCCATGTTCTGGACAGGCTGTTTAGGTGGCATCTGAGTGCCTACCTCGTGGTACTCAAATATCCGTAACGGCTGTGGCATACCGGAAACGTCAGTGGATTTTATGTAGAACTTTTCACTTTCACTGTCCATCAGTAAAACGCTTGTTCCGGGTGCTACCAGATAGGATTTTGCTCCGACTTCACCAGATACCCACAGGATACCATTGCTATTCTGTTGGGGTTGCTGTACTGGTTGAGCCGGCATCTGGACAGGCTGTTGCTGGAACTGATTCATCTGCCCCGGAACGCCAAAACTATATTGATAAGGATTGTTATATAATGCCATCTTATGCACCGCCTTTCTGATTATATTTTTGCATAGATGTATCAATCTAAAAAGTTCAAAAAAGTATCGAAAAAGTATTGACATACCACCAAATTGGTGGTATTATATAATCATCAAAGGAACGGAGGAAACAGAAATGAAGAAATACAACTTATCACAAATCATGAAAAGAGCATGGGAACTGGTTAAGAAATCTGCAATGACAATTTCCTCCGGTCTTAAGAAAGCATGGGAGGAAGCGAAAACAATGGAACAAAAATTAGTTGAACTCGTTGGAAGCCCAAAACAGATTGCATGGGCTGAAGATATAAGAAAAAACATGATTTCGTATTTATCTGCTCTCGTTAGAAAATACGAAGCTGAAGACAGACCTGCTCGCGCAGAAAAAAGAGCTAAAGATATGGAGATTCTTAGCAACATCAAAGAAGCTTCATGGTTTATCGAAAATCGCAGTTATGCCGTATATTCTACAAATTATGATTCAAACGATTTAAGCGAATTAATGGCGAACCGAAATGAAATGAATTTATATGAGCGTATACATAAATATGTCAAAGAACATTGATAGAAAGGGGGACGAAATGTATGTATAAATATAATCAATCTGAATTTGAATCCATGATGGATGAATTAATGCATGATTTCAAGAAAGGCTGTGGAAAATCTGAAGCCGAACTTGATGTAGCTTACAAAATCTTAAATCCCTCTCCTGTCGGTGGGTTTGTCGACAGCCTCGTTAAAATGGATAAAGATTATAGCACGAATCTATGGGAGATCAAGCGAAAACAGATCAAAAGTTTTATACCTGAATGCGACGGATACCAGTTAGACGATATCGTGGCCTATTGCCGTGCGAAATTCTTTAAAGAAGAAGTCGATCGTATCATATATGATAATTCTATCGCTGAAGAATGTGATGTTTGTGTATATGCGGACGGTACTATATTAAGTCCGGAATGGCCATATTTATGTGCAAAAGTATATGTGAGTATTAAATGGATTGACGAAAATAAAACCACTTACACCCGTATTTTCCCATCCGCGGTAGGATTCATGTCTTACAAAACAAAAGGATCTATGGAAGATGATCTGAAGCAAAAAGAAAATATGTCCACCATGGAAATGCGTGAACACTTAAAGATATCCCGAGCAGAATTCTCAAGGAGATACAACATACCGATTAGAACGCTCGAAAACTGGGAATCCGGAAAAAGCAAATGTCCGGATTATGTGAGACAGCTGTTAGAGCGAGCTGTCTTGGAAGACTGTGAGAAATAAGAAAAGGAGAGGGTAGAAATATCCTCTCCATATTTTTAACACACTTTAATTATTTTATTGTTCACCCTACGGCTCAATCGCTTCGCCGTGGATATACTCACATTCATCTGTTCAGCGCAGTATTCGAGCGTATATTCCTTACATCTCAGTCGGAACAGTCTTTCCTCATCCGGTGTAAAATTGCACTCTGCCAAGAACCTGTCTATATCTTTCTTTGTGAACACATATAATTTCATGAGCATACCCCTTACTAATGCTAACGCTGATTCTGTGCAAGATAATTTGTAAGCTTCTGTTTTGTTTTTTTAATTCTTCTACATTATTCCCACTGATCTGACTGTCCAACATGGTCGACAGCACTTCCAGAATCAACGAATCACGCTCTGCAATCCTCTGAAGACTCTCGTAATCTCGTTTGTCGTGTTCTTCCAATGTCTCTACTCGCTTATTAAGTCGGAATGCTGGGGTAATCCACTTAAAAATTACAGCTGCCGCCCCTCCGACAATAGACACTCCTCCACAGATAGAGAGAAAAATCTGTACAAATTCTGATATGCTCATTTATTCTCCTTTTCCCAGTAATATACTGGGATCTCATTACCGCTATCCCATGTATCGAAATATTTGCCCTCTTGCACTGTCACCACATGACCATCTATGCAGAGAATGTATGTGCCTGTCGGATGGTCTGTACAAAAGTCGTTGACTGTATAGATGTATCGTTCTGACTGTTCTATCAGCTTGCGCCTGTATCCATGCTTATAGAGGTACGCTCCCCAGACATAATTTGCGCTTGGCATATCTGACAGAGTACATGCCTGTACCATTAATCCGGCGAATACTGTTTCCCAGTCGAACCCGGTTGCTTTGCATATTGCCCGGACAACGCAATCTCCTGTTCTCTTGCCCTTAACAGGATTCGGATTGTAATATTCCCATCTGTCCATCAGTCAATCCCCTTTGCTGTTTTATATCTCTTTGCCGCTCCTCTGGCTTTTGCGGCGTTCTGGCGGCTCCATTTTGCTATCATAAGGCGGTCTTGCAGTTCTCTCAGGTCGTTCTGCTTGCAGTAATCTTTATATGCAGCATTTTGTTTCTGCAAAAGATAAGACTTCCGGTCAAGGTCTTGCTGGAGTGCGAATTTTGTCTGTTCGTCCTTGCAGTTATTAACCGCCGCTTGCATTCCGAGAACTTCACGCTTCGTCTTGCGGATTCTTCGCTCATAAGCGCGTTGCCGCTGTTCTTTTTCGTACTGTTTGCCTTTGTCGGCTTTGTCCTTTGCCGATAGTTCTACATAAGGATTAAATTCTCCATCACTAGCTCCAAAGCTATGCCGACAGTTGACGCCTGACAGTCCGCTTGCTGTTCCATATCCGGTCAATGAGAACGGCGGAAATTTCTTGCTCTTTCCAGAACGAGAGTATATCTTACCTTGCCACCATGAGTGATTTCCCGGATTCTCACCGCCGTCACCCGTTCTGGCTCCTATGTGCGCACTGACTAGAACTAAATCCCAGTCCATTTCTTCCATACGCTTTAGAGATATATCTCCCGTAGCCTGCGCCACACCAGTTCTGACAGAACGTGCTACTGCTGTTTCAATGGTGTCTTTTCTGCCGGATGGATATGTGACGGTCACACCATCACTCACAACGTTATTAACCGCCTCTTTAATGGCTTGCGTATACCCAACCGCCCCAGTCATTACGTGATTATATGCAAGGTCGCATTGCTCAATATAGAGCCTTTGAGTGGCACTTGCAGTGGTTCGTGTAAAGTTCTTCCACTCGCCCATGGTCGCAAGCATATTCCGTTCCATGAGTCTTATCATAGCCGGAGACTGCTCAAGCGGTACAGGGCTTAGCCCTGCCGCCTTGTATACCTTGTCATCGTAGTTCATTGCAGTGATTCCGGCATCTTCAAACGCTTCAAGAAGTTCCTGCTGTTCACGTTTGGTGTATTTGGATAGTTCTGCCAGAATGTCCTCTAACAGCTCACCGGATTCCTGTAGCGTTCTGATTCTCCATGCGTCGGCATTAGTCAGAATATAGTCCTCACCTCTGCCGATTCTTGCCATCATTCTTGACACGATCTCAGAGATGATATACTGATGCAGTTCTTCGGCAATTTGTTCACTGCCCTCTGTTATCCGGCGTAAATATTCAGGACTAAGCATAGCATATCACCTCTTTCATCAAAAGTCGTGGTACATGTTTTGGTTTTTTTACTGGTTAACCAAAGCCCTCTTTAGTTTACTACATGATTTCTTTCCAGATTTCTGCTCCAGCGCCGAATAATCTTAGATTCTGAATCGGCAACTTTGGACTGTTTTTAACTTGGATTATACCCCCCCCTAAATTTTCTGACTAATTAAAGCGTTTTGAATTTCGAGGATTTGTTTTTGCAGGGATTGATTCTCTTCTTTAATTCTCTTTTCGATATATGCTTCCGTATCCGCTACATACTCAACAGATATTTTGTTTTCTGATGTCAATATGGTTGTAGGGTAATTTGTGTGAATTACCTTTAATTGCTCGCTATCAACTGGGGCGGTGATTACTTGCTCCACATACTCTTCGTATTCATCATTTTCCCCAACAGAAAAACAGTATTTCAGTCCCTCTTTTGGTACAAGCAAATTCACATATCCTTTTACATTTGCATTAATTTTTGTAGATGCTTTTGTCTTCCCTTTATCGATAGAAAACCATACGTCTTCATTATTTTCACCTATAAACTTGATATTCCCGCCTTCACTCAATTCTCCGTTGGTGATAAGTGTAAATAGCGTACCAGCTTTTGCTTCGAATAGAGTGAATTCAGCTCCTTTTTTTATATCAAGAATATTCTTCCCTGTAATTATGATTTTTCCTGTTCCAGACAATATCTTTATTGGAAGGTTCGAAGAATCATTTATAATGATAGTTTTTCCTGATGCTTTTTTTATTATTGCAGGAGCTTTATTTCCTATATCTTCCTTTAGCGAACCAGTTTCCTC